ACTTAGCTATTTTGCAAAACTAGCTGAAAATTAGAAAATACCCCGAAAAAAATTCGGGGCCATTTTTACGCCAGAGGTCGCTCAAAACGACCTCTTTTTTTATGGCGAAATTATGCGTGGATTTTCTGTTCTTTTTAAATTGTCTGTTATATATTGTGTTGATTCCTTATATGTCATCATATCATTCATATCTCTGAATAATGAATCTAATAATTCTGGTCTTAAAATATCAATATTTCTTTTTGCATCATTTAAATTTGTTTCATGTTCAAGAAATGTCACTTGTTTGATTGAAGCTTCTGTTTTTGTCACACCTCTATCCGTATATGTAATTGAATGATCAGACTGAACATATAAACCCTCTGGTTGTATCAAATTGTTTTTTGAGTCGTTTATGAGACGAGTTTCATAATGATGAACATTTGCTAATTCTTCAGCAGTGTATTTGTCATTTAAATATGTTAAAAAATCTTGATTGCCCATTGGCCATTCATCTCTTACATGAATGATGTTATTTGTAATTAAAATAACCCAATCTAAATTTGGATCTCCATAAAAATCATCAGCAATCTGATCTGGTCTCTCATCATCCTCTACTGAATATTTTGTGAAATTGACAATATCACCAAAAATATCCTCACGCACTACGGCTCTCTTGAAGAAATTTTTAACTATCTCATAATCATAAGCAGATGTCCGATCATTACTTAATGATGGATAATTTAAATTTGGTAAATGTCTAAAGTAAGAGTTGGGTGAGTATGTCATATTAGTATCCTACAGAACTTTCTGGAAGTGATTCATGATCTGATTTATATATTGGTCTTAATTCAGCAAAGTTTAAACTCATTTTAACTGCAACTGGTTGAGAATCTTGATATGCAGACCAATAACCATTTGGAGCATAATCAACTGCGATTGTTCTTAAGGCGAGTCCGCCTGGACTGAATCTATTGACAGTATCTAAAATATCTAGATCTCCCTGTCCTCTTTTATATTCAAGTGTAAAAATATCAGGAGTGTATAAAAAAGTTGAGTTATTAAATTGAGGAGCCATTCCTAATTTCAACCATCGAATAATTTTTCTAATTTCTTCACCTTCTTCTCGACTTCTTGCAATCATTAAAAAATCAAAGTTGAAATCTCTCAAAACAGGCCCTTGAAATAATAATTCAGCATTTGGATTTAAAACTTTTCCTGATGCTCTTGCTAAAAATTCATCTTGGGATATTGTTTGTCCAGATGCTCTCGCCGAAGCTTCAGCTAATGATGCTGCAACGATAGAATTTTTGACATCTCCAAAACCACTTGTTTTATCATTTTTCAACCGTTTGTTTATTTTTTTAGCAACATCTATATCTGCTTTATCTGCTCCAGTGTCACCAAAAAATTTACTAGCGACTGATGTTGCAGCTAAACCAAATATATTTAATTCACTTTCTCCCCATTCTGCTCCGTTTGTATCAACAACTTTTGGCATTGGTAAAAATACACTACCATCAATTTCACTACCTAACATACTATCGCCAGGTTTATTAACTTGATATTTTATTTGATTGTCTTTTTTCGCTTGTTTATATTTTGTTGCATTACCACCCTGCGTGCTTTTATTCCACTCAAAACTAGGGTCTAATTCTGATTTTGTTATTGATGTTGCTGGTCTTGATCCTTGAATAGATGGTCTTTTATACTTAAATTTGGTTATTTTCATATGATCCTGATTTGGATCTAGATCGAGAGGGTATGTATAATAATATGCAAAAGCTTTCTTTCCTCTACTTTCTTTATAAGCCGCATATGCATTACTCGGTGATGGTGCAATATTTGGATTTTTAATTCCGTTGTCCACAGATGGATAAGTAACTTTAGGAATAGACTCATCAACATTATCAAGTTTACTTACTACTGCATAATGTTGATCTAATCTTTCTGAGGGAGCTACTGTAGTTTCGTCTTCATAAGCGTCAGTATTAGATCCATATTTTTCAATATTATAAGCCTTTATACCATTTTCACTATCTTTAAGAGTCTCAAAAAGTTTACTTTTTGGATCTACAGGAATGGCATACTCACGAGTGATTGTATTACCATTTACATCTGTTCCGTTAAAATTATCTATGCCAATTAACTCTCCACTATCAGTGAATTGATAGACATATCCATCTATATTCTTACTTTGATTCCAATTCTGTCTTGCCATTAGTTTTTGTTGTAAATTCTGTTTCTTGGAACACTAATTCCTCTCATATCAACGAATTTTTCAGTCGGTAGTTGTGACACATCTGTCCATTCTGACTCTGGAATACGATATGGTTGACCTCTGACACCAGTGTAGAGATATTTATGAAGAGTTCTTCGAGGAACTGCAACTGCACCTTGAGCAGAATTATTTAGTAAGCTCATTGCAAGTTCTTCTCTTTGAGTCAATTTGACATAATGAAGATTACATCCTAAGAAACCGCCTGTTTGATATTCAATCACATATGACAATGGATACATGTCATAATATGGTTGTTTCGTTTGTGCTTGATATGTAAAAAATATAATTGGCCAGGAGCAAATCCACCTGTATCTGCAGCATCATCATCAAAGTTTGTAGATCCAAGTTCTTGTATTAATTGTTGACGAAAGAATTCTTCATTGACTTGTCCACCAACTTTATCTAATATGTTTTGTAGAATACTCATCGGATTCCTAACTCTTTCTCAGTCATGATTTTAAACTCTAATTTACGATCTGCACAGAACTCTCTTGCTGCTTTCCACTTTGCTTGATTTTTAACATAAGTGATTGATTCATTTATCAGTGTTTTTCTTGATTTACCTTTTGTTACTTTGGGTTCAAGTGTTTCTCTCATTGGTTTTACTTCAATCACTGATCTACGAATATTATTATCCTTGTCCTTATACTTAATAAAAAAATCAGGAAAATACCTACGAACACGATTTGTGGTAGGATCACGATAGGGTATAAAGAACTCCTCAGATGCCCATTCAAGGACATTTTCATTCAAATCGCAATAATTCATGAATTTTCGTTCCCATAAAGACCTATAAATAATGTTAGATTGATCACCCTTATATTTTTTGGGGTTAGAAGGCCTATATATTCCTTTATAGCTCATATATAATAATAACAACACAAATATATTTATCGTGTCAGAGAATAATTTATTCCCAAGAAAATCAGATATTTTTAAGAAAAGTGTGAAAGATGTGCAGTCTATTATTGGCCGCCCATCTTTAGATACTCTTTATCAAGTTACTTTTTCATTTGGAAATTATGAAACTTGGCTTCAGAGTGATGTAACAACGAGTACAAGAAGAACAAGTGGACTTCCATTTCAACAAAAAATGTCCATAATGTGTACCGAAGCAGAGATTCCAGGCACAACCTTTCAAACTAGTCTTGCAGTTGGACATCATCAAGGTATTCAAGAAGAGTTTCCAAATCTTAGATCTTTTCCACCTCTTAATTTAACTTTTTATGTTGATGCTGAACATGTAATTCTTGAAGTTTTAGAATCATGGATGACTTTTATAAATCCGATTACAAATAATAAAAGAAATTTAAATGCGTATGGTAGATTTAATTATCCAGAAGATTACAAGGAAGTTATACATCTAACAAAATTTGAAAGAGATACTTTTATAGATGAACCTGATTCTAACTATCGTGGTGGAAGTGTTTCCCCAACCACAAAAATGCTGTCATATGAATTCGTGAATGTTTGGCCTACTAATTTAACATCAATGAGAGTTGCCTATGGTGACTCAAATGTGTTAAGATGTAGTGTGCAACTTGCGTATGATAGATTCTTTACTGAATTTAACTACTCTGATACTAATCAGGCTGTTGAGGGTACTGCTTGGAATCTTCTCAATAGTAAAGAACAGTCATCTAGACTTTCTTTAAGGGAAAGTTACATGTATGGAAATACTTTGCCAGAAAATGGTGCATCTAACGAAAATCAAAGAGCAAATTATGAAAAGCAACAACAACTGAAAAATTGGCCTTGGTGGAAACCAAAACCAAGAACAAAGTTTCATAATAGAGGCCGCTAAATAACCAGAAATTAATTTATTATGCCATTACCAACAATCACGACTCCAACTTATGAGTTGAACCTACCTTCAACAGGTAAAAAAATTAAATATCGACCTTTTCTTGTTAAGGAAGAAAAAATATTAATTTTGGCTCTTGAATCTAGAGATCAAAATGAAATTACAAATTCTGTAAAAGATGTATTGAAGAAGTGCGTGATTACAAGAGGAGTAAAAATTGATGATTTGCCTACCTTTGATATTGAATATTTGTTTTTAAATATTCGTGCAAAATCAATTGGTGAAGATATAAATTTAGTTGTAACTTGTCCAGATGATCGAAAGACTGAGGTTGAAGTTACAGTTTATGTTGATGAAATTGAAGTGATCAAATCAAAAGAGCATAATAAAGATATTTCACTTGATAAGGATCTAACACTTCGTATGAAGTATCCATCACTCAATCAATTTATTGAAACTAATTTTGACACACAAGATGCATCACAAACTACAGTTGATAAAACATTTCAGTTGATCGCAGATTGTATGGATACTGTTTATAATAAAGAGGAAGCATGGGAGTCAAAAGATTATACACCAGATGAAAGATTACAGTTTATAGAACAATTAAATTCAAAACAATTTAAACAAGTTGAGAAATTTTTTGCAACCATGCCTAAATTATCTCATAAGATCGAAATTACAAATCCAAATACAAAAAAGAAAAGTAGTGTCGTTTTGGAGGGCTTGGCCGATTTTTTCGGGTGAGTATTGCAAGAGAGGATCTTGAATCGCATTATCGTATCAATTTCGCTCTCATGCAATACCATAAATATAGCTTGACGGAACTTGAAAATATGATGCCTTGGGAAAGAGACATTTATCTAACTCTTCTTAAAGATCATATTGAAAAGGAAAATCTAAAGAGACAACAACAAGAGGGCGTCCAAAAGTATGGATGAGGAAGAATTAGAACAATCTGGTAAAAAAATTACGATTGGTAATTTTTTTGATTCAATCGTAAGGATTGACAGAGTGGCTGATCGTGCCTTCAAAACTTCAAGTACAAATGTAATACTTACAAGACAAAATTCTAGTTTGATAAAAGCTTTAGAATCAAGTTTCAGAGAACTTCAAAATGAAGTACAACAAATAACAAATTATATCATAGTAGATCAAAAAGATAGAGGAATTAAATTAGATGAGAAGCAAAGAAATATTGACAAGATGGAAGATGATAAACAGAAAGGTATAGATGATGAACAAAAGGGTTTAGAAGATGATCAACCCTTTTCAAGTGGAAATAAACTTCTGGAAGGATTAACAGGAGCTGCAAATCAATTTCTGGCTAATAACGCAGATCTACTTGTTGGTGGTGCGATAGGCATGTTGCCTTTTAGTCGAGGTCGTCTTGTGCCTGGATCTGGTAATTCTGATACAGTTAAAAGTTTATTGACGCCTGGCGAATTCGTTATTCCAAAAAATGTAGTCGATACATATAGTCCTACCTTTTTTGAAGGATTAGTATCTGCTGCAGACACAAATAAAAGTAATAATAAAAGTAAAAAGAAAGTTGAAAATCCATATGGAGTTGATCCAAACTCAAAAGATTTTGCTATATTAACTGCCATATCTTCATTGGAAGGTGGAGATTCTCAGTCGAGAGTTGATGTTGCACAATCAATTTACAATCGATTCTATGATGTTAAAGGTGACATATCAGATGGTAAAATGGATGATGCAGCGTTCGATTACACTAAATCATCTTTCAAAGCAGATAAAAGTGGTAAGTTTCCAAAACTCACTCTATCTGATATTCTTTTAAAAGAAGGTCAATATCAACCAGCATTTAAAGATCCAACCAAGACAGAAGGTACAATTGCACCAGAGTTTTCAAATATTACAGATAAAGATACTGCTATATTAGCGATGAAATCATATTTCGATAAGAGAGGTGATAAGAGATCTATGAAAGATATTGAGAATTTATTTAATCAAACATCAAAAGATTTGCAAAATGAAAAACTTATAAAATCTGCACAGGAACATGTTGGTGGAAATACAGAATTTTTAAGTGGTGATTCTTATCAGGAAGGTGATGCATATCGAGGTAAATCAGGAGTGGATAATACATTTTTTACTAAATATGGATCTGGAGATCAAATAGAAGCGGGTGCTGCCTCTAGTCCTTTAATAAAATCAAATAGTGGTTCAACTCCTAATTTAACTCCAAAAATAGAAAATAAAGAGTTGTCTCAAAGTATAAGTCAACCACCAATTGAAGATAATTTAGATACAGAAATTTTACCAGCAATAAACAATGCCATCGCTGGTGGTGCTGGTGGTGAGTCTACACCCACTCCTACTTTTACTAGTCCTAAAATAGACAGCACTTCTGTAACTTCAACTGAAAGTGTTATTCCTTTTATTGATGTAATATCAAATCAATATCTATCAATAGTGTAAAATGGCAATATCATCAAGAAACATATTTGATTACGACTCTACGTTGTCAAAGAAAAAACAATTAGACAGTAGAGAATTTAGAATAAGAATGAAGGAGAGAGATCTTATTTCTGAAGCTTTGATGAGAAGAAACTCTGCACCAAATGAACAATCAAATCTTATAAGATCCCAAAGATTTTTTGAACTTGGTTTTGAGGAGGGATTTAAAAGAGCTCAGGCAGGGGAAACTGAAGTGCCTGATTTGGGTGGACTCTTTTCATTATTTGCTGGAGCTCTTTTCAGAGGAAATATGAGAGCTGAGGGTGGCCCTGTAAAGAGAGGTGAACCATATATTGTTGGTGAAAAAGGCCCAGAACTTATTCAACCCTCTGAGGATGGTGTTGTTATTCCAAACGATAAATTAGATAGTATATCTCAGGATGTAAATAGAAGTAGAATTAAAAGTGTGGTTCAACCAATTGTACAAACTATTGCACAACCAGTTCCTTCTCCATTTCCAGTGTCGATAGGTGTACCAGTGGTTAAGAAAATGTCTGCATCAAAATTACCAAACAATATCGCTAAATTAATAAAATAATGGAAAATAAGTATTTTATATCAGAATGTATGTTAGTGCCAACAGAGGGTTCATCTCTGAAGGATAATTTTGAAATATCTGGTGGTAATCCAAATATCACATATTATGAAAGTGTAAAAAGTCCAGCAATATCATTATCTTTAAATTTTATTGATGTTGATCAAGTAATAAGTCGTGAGGGAATCACTGGTGGAGAGTATCTCTCTTTAAGAATTAAAGTAGATGGTTATGACGATTTTGAAATCAAACCAGATAAACATTTTTTAATGCTTAATTCTGTTAAAGATGTTCAGACCACTGCTGGTAAACAAGTTGCTACTTTAGAATTTTTATCTGTTGAGTCAATTATAAATGAAACTTCAAGAATGAGTAAAAAATTTACAGGAAATATTTCACAAATAGTTTTTGAATTATTGATTGGTGATAAAAAAGGAGTTCAAACAAGTAAAAACTTAGATAATACTGATAGAACTATCAATTCTTATTCATTTGTTGGTAATTTTAAAAGACCGTTTGATACAATACAATGGTTATGTTCTAAATCTCAATCAAAAGATGGTTCTGGTTTTTTATTTTTTGAAACTTTGGATGGATATATTTTTAAATCAATAGAAAATTTATTGAAAGAGGATGCGATTGATTATAAAAAATCAGAAACTTCATCTCAGGAAAAAGATGATTTTAGAATTATAGAAAATAATTTAAATCAAACAAATGATATTGGTATGAATTGTAGAATGGGAATGTATTCAAATAAAACAATTTATATAAACATAGATAATGCTACTGAAAAAATTGTTGATTATAGAATTTCTGGAATGAATCTAAAAAAATCACCTAAATTACCAAACAAACTAGAGGACATCCCGACTCGATTAATGTTAAGAGTTTTAGACAAATGTGCTCTACAAAAAGGATCTAAAAAAGATCAAATACAGAAAGAGAATGAGCTTGCCATTTATCAAAGTAAAGCTTATGCTAGAGCTAATTTAATATTTTCACAATCTATGAGTATTTCTGTTCCGTTTAATCCAGATTTAAGGGCGGGACAGATGTTAAATCTTAGATTTCCACTTAAGAAAGGAGATCAAGAATCAACTACTTACGGAGATGAATCTGACGATGATGTTAGTGGAAAGTATTTAATTGCTGAATTAAAACACACCATAGCTGATAATAAAGCTGACACTCAGTTAAAATTAATTCGTGATGTGTTTACCGCTTAAATAGAAGAAACAGGAACAATCAAATGAAATCAATCGAAGACCATATCGAAAAGGATAAACAAATCCTTGACGACCCACAAGCAAACCCTGCAGCACGCAGACATGCAAAAGAAGAATTGCATGATTTAGAAGAATATGCAGAACATCATAAGGAAGAGATTAAGGCTGGAGACCACCATGACCCTAACGCTTTGGAA